GACAGCAGCCACCCACGATTCCAAGTGGGAATTGATTATGGCTGAGTCTACAAAATCCTCAATCAAAGATGAAATAGTCACGGTGATTATACTTATCCCCGTGATTTTAGTTTTCATTCCGGGCATGGAACAGGTGGTCAAGAATGGCTTTGATCGTTTGAATGAACTGCCGGACTGGTATCAATATTTGGTTTTCCTTGTGTGCAGTGCCGCACTAGGAATAAAAGGACTGGACAAGTTCAGGAAGAAGTAATGGTATTTGATCATTCACAACGTACAACAGAAGAACAGGCGAGAAAGAATCGTGGCAGAGATAACAATGGAAAGATTTCTCAAGTGGAAGATACTACCCCGCTTGATGATGATTGGGATGTCAATATCCGCTTGGCGGGTAGTGGAGTGGTTCATGGCATTGCCAGACCCTACTGCTCAACAGGCGGCTCTAGTTAGTGTCGTAACGGGCGTTTTAGCTGGTGCTTTTGCCGTTTGGCTCAACCACGAGAAGAGCTAAATGCCCAAACTGAGTGAAAATACGGAAGTAGCACTGCCACTTCGTAACATCATTTCTATGGTTGCTGCTGCATCTTTAGCAACTTGGGCGTATTTTGGCATCATCGAAAGGTTAAACCAAATCGAGACCAACATTACGATGATGGAGTCTGACTTAGGTCAGAACACTGAGTTTCGTATTAAATGGCCCCGTGGTGAGATGGGGTCGCTCCCGGCTGATTCTGAGCAGTTCATGCTAATAGAGCACCTTGCACAGCAGTTGGATGAGTTGATCGCACAGATTGATGAGGGCCGTGCTCCACATGACCAACAACAGAAGTTAACAATAGAGTTTCTAGGTAAACGTATAAGTAACCTTGAACAGAATTTAGAGAAGTTGCGAAACGGTGATCACTAAAACAATGACATTGTTGCTGTATCTGAGCGGTGGTATTATAGAACACACTGGACCTATGAGCATGTCTGAGTGTTTGAAGATGAAACGTCAGATAGAACGCAACGGCTGGAAGGACAGAAAAGACACTCGTTACTCGTGTGAGAAACGTCAGGTTGAAGTGGCTGTTGGCATCGATGGCAAAGAGTATATTGTAAAGCTGGTTGACTAGAAAAAAATAGTGTAGGATAGGAACATGGTTAGAATTAAACAGTTTGCTGATGACCTTGGCATTTCATACAACGAAGCAAAGAAGTTAGTTGATATGGGAAGAAACAAAAAAGATTCTGGCAGTGACGCACTTGATAAGTCTCGTGCTCGTATGAAGAAGCGTCTTGATAAAATGAAGCAAGACCAAGAGGAAGCCGACCGCATTGCGAATGAGGACACAAACATGGTGTTAAAAGCTAAAAATGGCAAAGCTGCCACCGCTCCTGTTGAAGGCGAAACTCCAAGCGGTGCGCGGAAATACATTCCTAAAAAAGGTGGGACTCGTTTCGCTCCAAAAGTTCCTATGATGGAAGAAGTGGATCCCAATGTAATGTTAGGCAAAGGCAAAAAGTTGAAGCGTCGTGGCGATGACAAAGAGGTTATCAAAGCCGCTGACGGTGCTTTTGTCCGTGGCATGGGCCGAGCTTACATGGGTAACCCTAGAGCAACGAAGCTGAGATAATGTCTATCTACGATGATGATGGTTTTGATGAGGAAGCTGCCGAATTAGCGTCAGCCATTTCCTCAACTGGTAGTTACACAACCCCCGGTGGTGGAACAGCCACTGGTTTTAGTTTTGATGACGGTGGCGATAGTGGTATTACTGTTGGAAAAAGTAACCCATATGGCGGCACAAAAATACAAGGCAATGTCATCAAAGGCGGCACAATTTTTGGTCGAACACAAAGTCAACTAGACCGTCAGCAGAGACTTGCTGGCATGGGCGACTATCGCAACAGTCAGCAATACAAAGACTACTTAACAGCTACTGGTAGAAGTCTAAAAAATCCTTACGGAAATACAGGTCTGTTTAGCGGTATCTTTGGCGCGGACAGGGTCAACTATAATATGGACCCTGCTCAAGCACAAAACCTTTTGGACATTGGTTTTGACAGGTACATGAACTTTGACCAACAGCCGGAGTATGCACAGAGCAAAGGTTTTGGTAAGCTGTTCGGTAGCCCTGAAGGTGAGATGACGGTGCAGGGTGAGCTTCGTGCACAAGTCCCAGAAACAACAACCGCAGCAAGTCTTTTAAGCTCTATCATACCGGGCGCAAGTTTTCTTCCCACTCCGGGTACAACATACGTCCCTATGGGAACAGTAGACTTTCAAACAGACACGGGCTATGACCCGAAGCGAGACCCAAGAGCAAATCAGGATTTAAGAAGTGGTCCTTTTAGTTTGTTAACTGACGCTTTGTCTAAAGGCAGAGACTTTATTGCAAGTAAGTTAAGCCCTGCCGAAGAATTGGCAGCACAAACACAAACTCAGGCACGAGGTCCTGAGTTAAGTCAAACAGTGTCAGGTGGTCGATTTGAAGATGAATCGGCTAGACCTCAAGTAATGACACCAGACCAAGAATTTTTAACATTTGACGGGAGTATACAAAACAGTCAGCAACAAGACGGATTAAGAGATAACCCTGCCCTCGTTTCTGACGCAAGTGACCTTCTTCCAAATGTTTTTGAAATTATGCAGCAAAATGAGTTTTTAAATAATCTTCTTGAAGACGGGACTTTATACGAAACAGAGGGTGGAAAAAAGTTTAAGTTTGACATGGAAGACGGCAACCCTCAGTTAAAACTTTCAATCCCATTCAGCACAGCATAAAGAGTTAGTTTAAAATGAAAATAGAAATAAAAATATCCCCAGATGGTTTGGATTTACCGAAAGAAATACAAGACGGTATTCCTGTAGACAAAATGCAAGACGCTTGTCCTATAGCTACGCAGGATCCAATGATAAATGCAGAGAACAAACAGGTTGCTATTGACGACTTCAACTACGGTCCGTCAACAAATCCAGAAGAAGCCTGTGGAAGTTGCACAGCGTACAACATTACACCTGAGATGCTAGAATGTATCGGAGATGATAGCGGCATGGTTGGATACTGTCAGATGTACAAATTCATGTGCGCCGCCGATAATGTCTGTGACTCTTATGCTTCAGGCGGACCAATAGAAGATTTAGTTGCTTAAATGATTAAACAAACTTGGGCACTGGTAATGGATTCTGAAAAGAATCCACTTCGCCACATTCCTGATATAAATACACGTCACATGGTGATGCAAGTTCTTGCATGGATGTGGTGCATTATCTTTTCTATGTACATAGGAAGTATAGCTGCGTTTGGTATTTCAGCTAGTATTCATGCTTTGTTGATAGCAGGAATCTTCATAACACTGGGCACATTTGAGACAGCAAAACGCAGACCACAGTATTTTGGCAGCTTGGGCAGGGGTAATGGAGGAGAACACGAATAGCTATGGATATCGTAGATTTTATAACAAAGTATCAAAAAGTCTTGAATAATCGTATAGAAGACATTAGTGTTTCTATAACCAGCGGTAGTATAACTGATATTGAAGACTACCGCGCAAGAGTCGGTGAAATACAGGGTGTCACCTTTGCTCTTGATGAACTCAAGGCCCTGCTGACAAAGGCAAAATATATCAATGACGTTGATAGTACCTGAATACGTTCTCGCGCAACGCGAAGCGAAAGCAAAGGCTGAGAAGGCCGCAAAAGAAAAATCCCTGACAGAAAGAATTCCACAGCCCACCGGGTGGCGCATACTTGTTATGCCGTACATGGGCCGTGAGAAAACTGATAGTGGAATTTACGTTCCTGATCAATCAAGAGAGCGCGAGGCTCGTGCTACTGTCGTAGCTTATGTGGTTAAGGTAGGCCCGTTGGCGTATCAAGACCCAGATAAGTTTGGTGGTGAAGCCTGGTGTAAAGAAGGTGATTGGGTGTGTATTGGACGCTACGCTGGTTCTCGATTCCAGATTGAGGGTGGCGAAGTGAGAATTATCAATGACGATGAAGTCATTGCAACCATCGTTGACCCCGACGATATCAAAACGTATGGAGCGGCATAATGTCCACCGACGCATTGCAGCAAGAAGCTGAAGAAAAAGAAATTGTTTTAGAAGAAACTGAAGAGCAAAAAGAGCAGCAACCAGAGATTACTGTTGAGGAAGAGTCCGAAGAAACCGAAGAGCAGCCACAAGCTGCAAATGAGGATGAACTTCAGGAATATTCCAAGAATGTTCAGCAACGTATCAGTAAGCTAACAAAGAAATACCGTGATGAGGAAGCACAGCGTTTAGCGGCGGTTGAGTTTGCTGAAGCTGTGAAGAAACAAAACGATGAGCTTAAACAGCGTCTCAGTGCATTAGACCAGTCATATACATCAGAGTTTGGCACACGGGTTGATTCTCAAATCGAAGCTGCCAAGCAAGCTTATCAAAAGGCGTACGATGACGGCGATGCCGAAGCTATGTTTGAGGCTCAGAAGAATCTCAGCAAATTGGCTTTGGACCAAGCGCAGCTTGAGCAGGCTAAACGTAGACAGGAAGCTCGTGCAGAAGAGCCTGTAGCGCAGCAGGCGCAAGCGCAGCAGGCGCAAGCACAACCCGCCCAACCAGATCCGAAGGCAGAGGCATGGGCACAAAAAAATGAGTGGTTTGGAAACGATCAGCCGATGACATATGCTGCTTTTGGCTTACATAGGCAATTAATTGAGGATGAGGGATTTGACCCACAGTCCGATGAGTACTATAATGAACTTGACAATCGCATGAGGAAAGAGTTTCCGCACAAGTTTGCGGCACCTACCAAGGGCGATACAGGACCCAGAGTCGCTTCTGCTGAGTCCACGGCCTCACGGTCGAAGTCAACTAAGGGGCGCAGAACAGTCAAGCTGACTCCATCGCAGATAGCGATAGCAAAGCGGTTGAATGTTCCGCTCGAAGAATACGCTAAGTATGTTAAGGAGTAAGAGAATGGCTGATTCTACAAAAAGAGTTTCACGGGACTCACAAACTCGTGCAAAGTCCACAAGGCGTAAGCCGTGGACACCACCTTCCAAGCTAGAGGCTCCAGAGCCACCAGCAGGATACTCACATCGTTGGATTCGTACCTCTCTTCGGGGGGAAGACGACACAATGAATGTATCCTCTAGGTTGCGGGAAGGATGGGAACCTGTTCGTGCTGATGAATATCCTGAGTTGGCGGGTCGTTACCCAACAATTGAGGATGGAACACACGCAGGTGTTATTGGGGTTGGTGGCCTAATGTTGGCACGAATCCCAGAAGAAACGGTAGAAGAACGAACTGAATATTTTCGGGAGCAGACCCGCACACAAATGGATGCCGTGGATCAAAACCTTATGAGGGAACAACACCCCTCAATGCCTATTCATAACGAAAGGCAAAGTCGTGTATCATTTGGAGGCAAGGATAAAACCTAGCCTTCTTAACTTGACAAGGAGTAAGCAATGGCAAATGTTAATGTTGCCTTCGGCCTAAAGCCGATTAATACCGCTGGTAGCACTCCTGCTACTTCCGGTACTAATGCATACTTTATTGACAGCGGCGCAAGCGCGATCTTCCAGGGTTCAATAGTTAAGTGCGACAATGGCGGTGAAATCGTCATTAGTTCTGCTACTGGTGACACCGAAGCTCCTCTTGGCGTTTTTGCTGGCTGTGAGTATGTATCCTCAACCACAGGTAAAAAAGTATTCTCAAATACATGGCCTGGGTCAGGTGCGGACACAAACTTCGACATTATCGGATTCGTGTACGACAACCCAATGCAGCGTTATGTAATTGCAACAGATGCTACATTTACTAATAGAGCCACTGCTATAGCTGCTATTTTTGAAAATACGCAGTTAGATAGTGGTGCAAGTGGTAACACAACCACAGGCATTTCCAGTGCAAAGATGGATGTCGCAACTCTTGACTCATCAAATGCTTCTCTTCCTTTGAAGATTGTTGGCATTCAAGACGACGTTGAGAACGAAGACTTCACTGCTGCTGGCATTCCTATGATTGTGATGCTTAACAATCACGCACTGCTTCAGGCTGATTCTGAAGCGGCAATTTCGTAAGGGAGTGTAGGTAATGGCTATTTCTAGAGCACAACTCGCCAAAGAACTAGAGCCTGGTCTTAACGCTCTGTTCGGCATGGAATATGGTCGCTACGAAGGTCAGCATTCTGAAATCTTTGACACCGAGTCATCTGACCGGGCGTTTGAAGAAGAGGTAATGCTGTCAGGCTTCGGCGCGGCTCCCGTGAAAAATGAAGGTACAGGCGTATCATTTGATGATGCGAATGAAGCATACACTGCTCGTTACAACCACGAGACAGTGGCAATGGCCTTCTCAATCACTGAAGAAGCTGTGGAAGACAATCTGTATGATCGTCTGGCTTCACGCTATACTCGTGCCCTTGCACGTTCTATGGCACACACTAAGCAGGTTAAAGCTGCGGCTATCCTGAACAACGCATTTACTGCTGGCGCATCTGCTGGTGGTGACGGTGTTGCTCTGTGTGACGCATCTCACCCGCTGACATCAGGTGGCACATTTGCCAACGAACCATCAACTGCTGCTGATTTGAACGAAACTTCTTTGGAAGACGCTCTGATCAACATCGCTGGTTTCGTTGATGAGCGTGGCCTGATCATCGCTCTTCGCGGCATGAAGCTAATCATTCCACGTCAGCTTCAGTTCGTTGCGGAACGTCTGATGGTTTCCAACCTTCGTGTTGGCACAGCAGACAACGATGTAAACGCACTCAAGTCAATGGGCATGTTGCCTGAAGGTTATGTAGTCAACGACTACCTGACAGACACTGATGCGTTCTTCATCAAGACAGATGCACCAAACGGCCTCAAGCACTTTGAGCGTACTGCACTGTCAACAGCAATGGACCCAGACTTCGACACTGGTAACATGCGCTTCAAGGCTCGTGAGCGTTACAGCTTCGGCTTCTCTGACCCACGTTGTGTGTTCGGTTCACCCGGCGCGTAAGGTTAGAAACATCTTTTTCAAAGGGCGGGTATTCACCCGCCCTTTTTTATTGTATACTTAAGTATCCCTGACAGCCGCATGGTGTGGCTGACACTAGCCGAGACAGGAGATAAAATTGGCTAATACTACTTTCAACGGTCCCGTCCGTTCAGAAAACGGATTCAAGACAATCATCAAGAACTCCACAACTGGTGCTCTTACCAACGAAATGACTTTGTCTACCTACAGCACTTCAATCACAATTGCTGCATCTGGTACAGAGCACAAAGAATCATCTATTGGTATTCCGTCCAACTTCATTCCTATGGGCGTTGCCATCACAGTAACAAGTGCTGCGGCTAACAACGTGAATTTGGTTGATATCGGAACAGACGCTGACACAGATGGCTTTGTGGACGGCATCACTGTTGCTATCAACTCAACAGGCTTCAAGGGCTTCTTCCCTTGTAATGGTGTGCTTGGCATGTCTGGTGGAACAACTACCGCTGCTACAGAGACTGCTGACGAAGTTGAAGTTGTAATTTCTGGTACAGCAGGTGCTGGTGGCGTTGTTGCTCTGAAGTTCTTTGGTATTGCTTCTGATTCACCAACTGCTTAATAGGAGGCTGATATGGCTGCTTCTATTACAGCAAAAACTGCTACAGCTACAGGCTCATTGATTGGTGGTCGAACCCGCTTAAAAGCTTTTGTGGTTCGTTCTGCTGGTAGTGGGTCTCCTGCGGCAGTTTT